TCAAGGGGCTTGGGGTGGTTCGGCCGGATCGTCACGAAGCTGGTCCAGCGTACGCCCATCTGGCAGGCAGGCCATGGTGTAGATGCGGATGGATGGCCAACCGGTGACGCGCTGACCCCAATCATTGAAGGTCGTGCGCTGACCCCTGAATTCTACGTAGCGTCCATCAATGACACGCGCCATGGAATTGTCCCGACCGCGGATGGTGAGGGTGTCGCCGGCCTTCAAGCGCCCCAGTTCAAACAGCTCCTGCGTTGATTGGAGGCGCCGCCTCGGCATATTCGGCGCAGTTTCCTCATCGGCGGGTGGTCCAGCCACTGTAGGGGGCGGTGCATCAGTGGTCCCTGGCAATGGCGTTGCGGATTGTGGAGGGGTCGCGGAGGAGGCAGCTGTCGCGCTGATATCCTGAAAGATGTCAGGATAGCTGACGCTGACGCTGGCACGGCGCAGGGATTTGCGAATATCGGAAACGCTGAGTTGCGGAACACGCTTGCGAATCAGGGTTGCGAAGGCATCATCCTGCAGGGTGAGTTCCAGCGCGGCCTTAACCTGACCGTCCACGTGCCACGCCTGCCAAAGCTCATCAATGGCGCGCGCGCGCATGTTTTCTCGGCTTAGAAGGCGCAGAACACGACTGGCATCATTCAGCGCTTCCGATGGTTCAATTTTGACTGTCGTGAACAGCTTGCGATCAGCTTCAACCTGGGCGTGGACCTTATAGATCCGCCATTCGGCCCCGTTGGTCAGAACACACCAATCAACACCGGCAGCATTGGCATAGTTGATGGTCTGTACGATCCAGCGTCGATCATCAAGGGAATGGCCTAGCGGTTTTGCCTCGACGAACAAAACCGGCGAGCGATTCAAGAAAAGTGCGTAATCGACCGGATTATCTGCGGAATTGTGACGATATTCGTTGCGGACTTCGTCAATGTCGAGAATGTCCCACCCCAGAGCCTCTACCGTCGGGGTGATGAGGATCCGCTTGGTGTCCTGCTCGGATAGGCGCGTTCCCTGACTGCGAAGCCTTGGGATGCGATCGGCGATCTGGCGAAGCGCAGTCGTCAATGGGCCAAGGGAGGGCGTTGGTGGCTCAGTGGCAGGCGGCATAAACGAGGCGTACTCCGGCAGCGCCCATGCCTCGGCCGAAGGCTACCTGGGCGATTCTGGTTGGATTTCTTGAGGATAGCGCATGATTAACCTATTGGACAAAGTATAATTGAGAGGTGGTCGTGGCGGTTATGGGCGAACCTGCTCCCCCCAACCCACCGGCATCCCCTCCAGCAGCCCCGGTAGCGTCACCCCCTCCGGCTGCCGCCCCACCACAATCGCCTCGACCATCGGCGGCGCCAGCAGCGTCAGCCGCAGCAGTGATCCGACATACCCGCGCTCGACGCCTTCGGCCTTCGCCATCTCGCTGATTGAGGCATACCGCCCCTCCTCCAGCATCCGCCGCCACCGAAACCCCCGCGCCAGCGCTTTTATCAGTGCCGGGTCGCCATGCACCGGGACAACCCCAGCCCCGCCGTCGCCCTGCCGCGCCACCGCCCCATCCGGCCCGATGATCTGCTTCCGCCCGCCACGCCGGCGGATCGTCAGCGGCACCGAAACCGTCACGCTGGTCACGCCCTTCATGCTGCAATCCTCTTCGGTTGCGAAAGGTCCCGCGCCAGGCTCGCGAGACCTTCAAGGTTCAGGCTGATTTGCGCCCCGGCCTCGCCCACCACTACGCGCTGGACCAGGAGCCGGATCAGCCGTCCCTGTTCGGCGGGGAATAGCTCGGACCAGACGGGGTCAAACCGCGCCAGGGCATCGCGCACCGTGTCCTCGGTGAGGTCTGGCGCTTCGGCCTGCGCCGCGCGCCAGGTGCCCACCACTACCTCTGGCTGGCGCATCAGGGCGCGAAGCTGGTCCAGCACCAGCGCCTCAATCTCGCCTGCCGGCAAGCGGCGATAGGGCGCGTCATCCGCCCCGCCCTTCAGGACCGATTGGCTGACGTAATAGCGATAGAGCCGCCCCTGCTTGCGCGTGTGCGTGGGCGACAGCGCCCGGCCATCGGCGCCAAAGATCAACCCACGCAGCAGCGCCGGGGACCGATTGCGCGCCAGCCCAGCCCGCATATGCGGATTGGTCGCCATGACCTCATGCACCTGGTTCCAGAGCGCCTTGGGAATGATGGCGGCGTGCTCGCCAGGATAGGATTTTCCCTTGTGCACGGCCTCGCCAAGATAAACGCGGTTGACGAGCAGCTTGTAGACCGCGCCCTTGTCAAAGGGGCGGCCGTGCTTGGTGAGCAGCCCCTCAGCGCGCAGGATCGGCAGCAGACGGGTGGCGGACCCGATTTCGGCAAAGCCCTCGAACACGCGGCGCACAGTGGCGGCGGCGGCCTCGTCCACCAGCAGCTTGCGGTTTTCGACGCGATAGCCAAGCGGCACCGGCCCGCCCATCCACATACCCCGCGCGCGGGAGGCGGCGATCTTGTCCCGCACACGTTCGCCGATTACTTCGCGCTCAAATTGCGCGAAGGACAGCAGGATATTCAGCGTCAGCCGGCCCATCGACGTGGTGGTATTGAAAGACTGCGTGACCGAGACGAAGGTCACATCATTCTGGTCGAAAATCTGCACCAGCTTGGCGAAATCCATCAGCGAGCGGGACAGGCGGTCAATTTTATAGACCACCACCACATCCACGAGCCCGGCTTCGATATCAGCCAACAGGCGTTTCAGCGCCGGGCGTTCCAGCGTGCCACCGGAAACGCCGCCATCATCATAGCGGTCATGCACCAGCACCCAGCCTTCGGAACGCTGGCTGGCGATGTAGGCCTCGCAGGATTCGCGCTGCGCATCGAGGGAGTTGAATTCCTTCTCCAAGCCCTCATCGGTGGATTTACGGGTGTAGACCGCGCAGCGGCGCTTGCGGATTGGCGCGGGGCTTGCGGCATCGCGGCGGGTCATGCGCTGGCCTTTCGCAAGCCAAAGAACACCCAACCATTCCAACGCGTGCCGGTAATGGTGCGCGCGATGGCGGAGAGCGATTGATAAGGCCGGCCCTGATATTCAAAGCCATCGCGCGTGACGGTCACGACATGCTCGACGCCCCGATATTCGCGGACCAGCCGCGTGCCGACGATCGGGCGTTGATCCTGCCGAATGCGGCGGAGCGTGATATTGCCGCCATCAATCTGCTCGCCCAGCGCTTCCAGGCGCGCGATGGTTTCTGGCTTGAGGCCACCATAAGCCAATTCCTGAATACGATAGGCCAGCCGGCTCTCCAGAAAGCGCCGGTTGTAGGGTGGCGGTTCGGCGCCAAAGAGGCTGCGCCATTGCTGCTTCAGATCGTGGATATCGGCATCGGGCAGCGCGGCAAGCCGGGCTGGCACGTCCTGCTTTGGGATGGCGGGAATGATCAGCGGCGTTGGGCTTGGTTCGGCTGGTGCGGTTCGTTTCATGCGGTTCCCTTTCTCTTGGGGTTCGCATAACGGCGCTGGGGGGCCTGGAAGTGTAGGCGAATGTCTCCGCTATCGAACTTGGCCGGCGCTACTGGCGGGGCACCGCGGCTGCGCAGCCGCAGCAGGCCGCGGGCGAGGATGTCGCAGACCTCGCGGAGGTGGGGTGGGAGGTGGGGGTTGGGGGAATGCGGTAGCATGGCCGGGATGCAAGATCGTGTCGCCCAACCGAAAAGAACAGCGAAAACAATTTCCTAGAGAAGATTCGCGGGAACAAAAGCACCGCTGCGAAATCCCGCGTGGGGCGTCGCCTAGCATGCTTTCTGCACAGCGAGGGTCGCCGCGCAGCGAATCGGCGTCGGGGTGGGGATTCGACCCGGGAGCTAAATCCTTTGCCGCGTCCAACTTCGCGGCTTGACGTAGAACTCAGCAGCCGACTACGTCACTCCGCTAAGTGCCACAGGTAAGGATTTCGCCGGATGCAAGGGCGATGACAACGTCGACCACCACCCTGGGGCAGGCCCTAATTGCCGCCAGGAAAAAGAAGGGGATGAGCCAGAAGGATCTGGCTGCGGCTGTCCAGAAGGAGGACGGCTCTGGATCGATATCGCCGCAGTACCTCAACGACATCGAGCACGACCGCCGCAGCCCGACATCCGATCACCTTATCCGGGAATTCGCGGAGGCTCTCGGCGTGGACGAGGACTACCTCTTCGTTCTCGCTGGCAAGATACCGGAAGACCTTCGCTTGACAGCCACTGATCCTGCCAGCACCGCCAAGGCCTTCCGGGCCTTCCGGCGAAGCCTGTCGAAATAGGAGCTTCAGGCGGTGAACTGGTCGGTCGATCAATCAGGCCGCTTTCCAAGGCGGCTCTTCCTGCGCCCAGCGGAGATCGACCGCGATTGCGAGCAGCTCGTCACGGCCTTTCTGCAGCAGCGCCATGGCGACGTCCGCTTTCCGCTCTCCACGGACGACCTCACAGTGCTGGTCGAGAAGTACAGCAGCAGCCTGGACCAATATGCCGATCTGTCCGGCGAGGGCGACGACGTCGAGGGGATGACCTGCTTCCTGCCGGACAAACTGCCGCAGGTCCTCATCTCCGCCCATCTGACCAAGCAGGCGAACCGGCAGAATCGCCTTCGCACGACCCTTGCCCATGAACTGGGCCACGCCTTCTACCACCGCGCCGTATTCGACCAATTGTTTGCCGCGCCGCCGCACATGTTCGAGGCTGCGCGCGCTAAGCCGCAGACAGTCTGCAAGCGCGACAACATGATGGGGACCAGCGAGTTCGATTGGCTGGAGTGGCAGGCCGGCTATTTCAGCGGCGCGATCCTGATGCCGGCCCAGCAAGTGCGTCGGGCGGTTGGGGACCTTCTCCGAGACAGTGGGATCCATGGCGCTGCCGTCATCGGCACGCCTCTGGCTACCGAGGCGGAGCGGCACACAATAACCCGCTTCCAGGTCTCGGCCGATGCGGCGCGGGTTCGGTTGCGGAAACTCGGTCTCCTGGCCGATTCGGCCGGGCCTCCCACGCTCTTCGGCTAACCCGACGCGACTACGCTGCTATGCGTATTTTTTCGCTTGTGTTCGCACAGCGAATCCTGATACGTCAATTAGCGGAGCGCCGGATTGGCTGGCGTGGCCGTAACCGAAAGATCCCCCGTGCCGACACTTCCAGATTTCATCCGGAGCACGCCCCCCGCGTCGCTTCGTTCCTATTTCACCTTCATCCAGGCCGAGATGCCACCCGATGTGGTGTGGGAAGGAGCGGCCAACGTCGTCGTGCCGCCCTTGCTTCGGGCGGTGGATGGCATGCACGACGCCGAACGGCTGCGCGTCATGAACGACGCCGACCGCGTCGGCGCCATGACCGACGAAGCTGGCCAGGCCGCGCTCTACTCGATCACTAATTCCACCGACATTCTGGACTCCCTGGAGAACGGGCATGCCCGGGCACTGTGGATGTTCCTCAAGGACCCCGCCAGCTTCAGTCACGCTGAGGAGGTCCGTTACGCAGACGACCGCCGCTATGGCCGCATGTGGGACGGCTTCGAATGCCTGCGCGGCCTGACGGTGCCGCGCGACGGCGAACCCTACACGGCATTCAAGGCTGCCATCGCCACGCACTTCGATACAAAGCATGTCGAGGTGGAGATCTGCGATCGTTCCCGTCCGTCGTTAGAAGGAGAGGATGCGAAGCTGATCCAGGTCGCCATCTACCGAGAGGGCCGCAGCGGTGACCGCCGTGCCTTCGTCGACGGCAAGCTGGACCGGCTTCCCTTCCGGCCGGTGGTCGAGGCGGCCGTCACTTATGAGCCCGCCTCTGGCACCATCGAGGTGGTGGCACAGGCGCGGGAGACCCGCGAGGACCTAGTGCGCCTGTTCGCCGAACACATGCTGGGCGCACCCTTTAAGGGCGAGCGCATCCCCATCCGTCAGTACTCGCTGGACCACCTGCTGCAGCCCTTCGACTTTCCGACCGATGTCGAGGACAACATCGACTCTGTGAAGGTAAGCCTGCTGCGGCTGATGCCCTACGAGACGCAGGGGGAACGCGTTACGCTGGAATGCATGCGTGGTGCGGAGCGCAGCATCTGGCAGATGGCAGAGGCGCGATTTGGCGACAACGATCCGCTGGCCGGCGGCTTCAAGGTCACGCAGGCCCGCTTAACCATCAAGTTCCACGCGACGCCGGGGGTGCGCGGCGGTCGCACGCTGCCGGTCACCATCTCGATGCCGAAGGGCTGCGATTTGAAGGATCGCACCGAGCGCGAGCGTCTGGTTGGTGAGAAGTACCTGAAGCGCTGGCAGATTCTGCGGGATGTCTGACGAGCCACCTCGGCTTTCCGCTGAGGCTGTTGCACTGCTCCTCGAGGTGCTGGACCTAGAGGAGCCCTTTGTGAACGGAGCCGTGGCGGAAATGTCGCCCGGCCCCGTTGCCATGCTGCGCGCAAGGGGGCTGCTGGCGCCCCACGGTCACGAGACCGTCTCGGCGTCACTCGCAGATCACGACGATGCGCCAGTGACGCTGATTCGATCGGAGAAGGCGGGCGGGCTTGCTTATTTCAGCCCATCTGGCGGTCTTTTCACCGTGCCGTCGGCGCGGCTTGCCAAGCATCGCGTCGAGATCACCAACACCCTAGCCGCGATCGGATCTGATCTGGCGCTGCCGTCCACGCGGGCGCCGCAGCCATTGATTGAGGGGCTGCTCTGGGAGATCGGCGATGCCCGCGTCGGCAAGCGCTCAGCCCGCGTCCAGACATGGTTCGCACGCCGAATGTGGCACGCCGCAGTGCGCGCTCAGGTTGCGGCCGCACTAAGGGCACGGCCCTATCCGCGGGATGTAGTCATCTTGTGCACCAGTCGTGCCGCCCGTCTTCGCGGGGTGACATTGCCTGGCACGATCCTAGTGCCGATCCGCGACGTGCTGGCCGCCGACAACAGTCTGGCGGTGAGTGCCGAGATTCTGGACGCCCGCATGCGCGGCCTAGCAGTCGCGGTGAACCCAGCGGGCGTAGTGCTTTCGCCCGACGGAACGCAGCTACGTATCGGTGGCGGGGATCCGATCTTCTTCAGGTCGGACGACCAGATCGCGGCCATTCGCAAGCTGGTCGAGGCATTCAGCGCTGGCACCGGGGTCCCAATCAACGCTCTCACCCATCATGGAAGCCTCCGTCGCCTATTTGGGCAGCAGAAGTGGGCTTTGCTGCGGCCCCACCTGCAGACCGTGAATCGGCTATGGAGAATCTGCCCATAGCTGGATTTCTCCCTTTTCTTCTCCCTAACGCCACCTCGATCTTCTCCCTGTCTTGAAGCGATCTTCCCCGCGGTTGTTCGAACCAGCGCGAGGGAAGCACCGATGACAGTGAAGCATCTGACGCAGACAGAGGTGGCCCGTCGCTGGTGCCTCAGCGCCCGCACCCTGGAACGCTGGCGCTGGCTCGGCCAGGGGCCTGCCTACCTTAAATTGGGTGGCCGCATCGCCTATCGCCTGGAGGATATTGAAGCCTTCGAGGCTACGCAGACCCGCGATGCAGCCAACATATCGCAGCATTCCGGCACCGGTATCCGGGTTGGGATCATCGGTAAATGAGCTCGCTGGTCCGCTACGAGCAGGCCCGCACCGCGCTAGCCGAGTGTGCTCGCATCGATGAGGCTTCGGAAATTCGCGACAAAGCCGCAGCACTCGCTGCCTATGCGCGCCAGCGCGACGATCGCGACCTCGAGGTCTGGGTGCGTGAGATTCACCTGCGCGCCTGCGTTCGCATTGGTGAACTCAGCCGCGACCTCGACCAGGCGCAAACGATCAGGAACGCCGAAGGGGCAATCGTTCGACTTCCTTCCGGTGGGAAGTCGAAAGCCCGCGCATTGGCGGAAGCAGGAATCGCGACCAGCACGGCGCAGCGATACGAGGAACTCGCTGGCGGCCGTGAAGCCGATGCGCAACTTGCGGGTCGTGCCGCGATGGAGGCCTATTTCTCTCGCTCGCGCGCCGAAGGCGAGCCCCCCACAATGGCCGGCCTGCGCGGCGCCGTGCGGGATGCGGTCCAGGCGACCCTTGGTGCTCCCCCACCGCGCCGCAAGCGCTCAGACGCAACCAGCACCCAAGCCAAGGTCATACCGATCGGTGCGGATTGGGCCGACTGGACAGCAGCCGTTCAAGCCATCGCAACGCTGAACATCGATTTCGGCTCGCTCGCTAATCGCACGCCACGTGCCCTTCTCACCGATTTGCGGAACGAGGCCCATGAGGCAGCGCAGCGTCTGCCGCTTTGGATCAACGCCCTGGAGACCGAAAATGACCAACAAATCGCGTGACCGCATGCGCCATTTGATCCGGCATGCGCGGCTGAGCATTCAGCATCGCGGCAATGTGCCGGCCATCGTCACCGAGATCGCGCGTAACGCAAGCGCCGTGATCCGTGAGGACGATGAGCTTTTCACAATTGTCCTGACCACCGCGCTCAACAAGCTCGTTCGCGATGAACTGAAGCGTTTTGGCGAGAACGCTACCAATGGCGAGGGACTTCGCGCAGGCCAATTGGAGATGTTCCCGCGCGATGCGCGGACTACGGTCGAGCAGATCGCACGCAGCGAAGTTTTCGTGCCCAGCCGCAATGGTTTCGTTCCATTGGATCCCGGCGAATTGAGCCCGCAGGAGATGGATGAGGCCGGCGAGTATCTTATTAATCACGGCAGCGATTGCATCCGACGCGGAGGCCTTCTGCGGCGCCTCAGTCGCATCATGCAAGCGAATAAGCAGGCCGCGTGAGGCGCGCCATGGGTAAAGCCTCTCGCGACAAGGGCCTCCGGCGCGAACGCGCGCTGGTGGAGATCCACAAGCAAAGCGGCATCTCTGCCGAGCGTGTTCCGCTATCCGGTGCCACGCACTATCGCGGCAATGGCGCGGACATCGACATCTATGCGCGTGGCGCCGCCGAACCGCCGCTGGTGGCCGAAGTCAAAGCCCGCGGTGACGGCGAAGGTTTCAAGACGCTGGAACGCTGGCTCAGCACGCATGACGCGCTGTTTCTCTGGCGCGACCGTGCCGCACCGTTGGTGGTGGTTCCGCTGCATGTCTGGCTGGAACTGATTGGTCGCGGCCTGCCGCCACCGCAGGTGAAGTCATGACGCGCCGTTCACTGCGCCGGCTGCGTCGTATCGGTCACCTGCTGCGCAACCTCTCCATCGGCGCTGTCTTTGCCGGCGGTTTCATCGCGCTCTGCTGGATCGCAGAGCTGCTGGTGCTGCCATGACGCCCATCCCCATGAAAATGGCAACGCCCGTCCGGCCGTCGCCATGGAAGATCACGCCGGACATCACCCACCCCAACGAGACACACATGAGCAATCGCACCCAACCGGCGCAGTTGCGCGAGATGGCCACGGGCCGCGCCTCCTACGCCCTCGAAGCGAAGGAGACCGCGTGATGAACCATCAGCTTCGCATTGAGGTGATCATCCCGCTTGAAGGAGATGCCATCGCCCGCGCCAAGGAAGTGGCCGCCTTTGAGCCCACCATCGAGACATTTGCCGAGGCGGTGGTCCGTGCGGGCGGCGATCTCAAGATCGACGTCATCAAGGCCAAGGCGCGCAGCGCAAAGAAGGAGGCCGCGTAATGGCCATCTCACTCGCATCACTCCGTCGTGGTGGGGACACGCGTCCGCCACGGCTGTTGATCTATGGCGTTGCCGGCGTCGGCAAAACGAAGCTTGCCGCGGATGCGCCGAACCCGATCTTTCTGCAAACCGAGGACGGCCTCGGGCGGATTGATGCCGCGACCTTCGGCCTGCTGCGCAACTTTGACGCCGTCATGGAAGCGCTGGGCAGCCTCTATTCCGAGGCGCATGAATTCCAAACGCTTGTCATTGATAGCCTCGATTGGCTGGAGCCGCTGATCTGGCAGCACACGGCGCAGCAGCATAATCAGCGCGACATTGAAGCCTTCGGCTATGGCAAGGGCTATCAGGCCGCACTGGATATCTGGCGCACCTTTCTGGATGCGGTGAATACGCTCCGCGACGAATGCAGCATGGGCGTTCTGCTGATCGCCCATGCGGAAATCCGGCGCTTTGATAGCCCGGAGACTGAGCCTTACGACCGCTATCAGCCAAAGCTGCACAAAGGTGCCTCCGCCCTGGTGCAGGAGCATGTCGATGGCGTGCTGTTCGCGAATTACCGCATCAGCACCATGAAATCCGATGTTGGCTTCAACAAGAAGGTGGTGCGCGGCGTGAGCGGTGGTGATCGCCTGCTGCACACAATCGAACGCCCGGCTTTCCTGGCGAAGAACCGCTTTGGCCTTGAAGAAACCCTGCCGCTCGCCTGGGCCGATCTGGCCGCCGGCATTCCTTTCTACGCGGCAGCGCCCAACGCCCCCGTCATCCCCACCCAAGACACAGGGAACTGATCCCATGGCCTCCCTCAATGGTACTTTTGATGCGACCGAGGTCGCCCCCGCCGTTCCGCTCGAGGTGCTGCCGCCCGGCAAATACCTCGCGCATCTGATCGAGAGTGAAATGGCACCGACCAAGGCGGGCGACGGGCAGCTGCTGAAGCTGGTCTTCGAGATCCTGGAAGGCCCGTCCGCGCGGCGGAAGATCTTCGATCAGCTGAACCTGGTGAACCGCAACGAGCAGACGGTGGAGATCGCGCAACGCACCTTATCGGCCATCTGCCACGCGGTGGGCCAGATGCATGTCGGCGATAGCGAGCAGCTTCACTTCAAACCGCTGTTCGTGACGCTGAAGGTCGAGCCTGCCGGTAAAGACAAATACGGCGTGCACCGCGAGGCGCGGAACAAGGTGTCTGGCTATTCCGCCGCCAAAGCAGGGAGCACCAGTGTTGCGCCGACCCAAGCAGCGCCGCCGCCCCGCCCCGCGACAACGCCCGCGCCGGCCTCCCGTCCGGGCACTGGCAGCACGCCCCCCTGGCGGCGCGCCTGAGCGCGGGGGCTGCCATGGTTTGCTTGCCAATCCCGCCAACGCCCACCGTATCGGCCATCTACACCGCCTATGAGGCGGCGGCCGATCACGGCTTTCGAGAACATCTGGGTGCCTCCCTGATCGGCACCGAATGCGAGCGTGCCATCTGGTACGGCTTTCGCTGGACCACGCGCGCGAAGCATGCAGGACGACTGCTTCGGCTATTCGATACTGGCAATCTGGCGGAGGCACGCTTTGTAGCTGATCTCCGTCGCATTGGCGTCACTGTGCTGGATCTCGATCCAGCCACCGGGCGCCAATGGCAGCTACGCGATACGGGCGGGCATTTCGGCGGCAGCATGGATGCGGTGGCGATCGGTTTTCCCGAAGCGCCCCGTGCTTGGCATGTCTGTGAGTTCAAGACGCATAGCGAGAAGTCCTTCCTCTCGCTCAAGCGTGACGGCGTCGCCAAAGCCAAGCCGCAGCATTGGGCGCAGATGCAGACCTACATGCATCTGGCGGGGTTGGATCGCGCCTTTTACCTCGCGGTCAACAAGAACACCGACGAGCTCTATCAGGAACGCCTTCATTACGACGCCGAGGCCGCATTGCGCATCATGGCCAAGGCTGAGCGCGTCATTGCCGCGAACCGACCGCCTGCGCGCATCAGCGATGATCCCGCATGGTGGCAATGCCGCTTCTGCGAGCATCACGCCAGCTGTCACGAGGGTGCGATGCCTGAGCGGCATTGCCGGTCCTGCCTGCATGCCTCGCCCACCAATGACGGTGCCTGGCATTGCGCGCGGCACAACCATCAGCTTGGTCGGCGCGACCAGGAGGCTGGCTGCGTCGCGCATCTCTTTATCCCGGACTTCATCGCCGGCGAGCAGGATGATGCGGGTGAGGATTGGGTAAGCTATCGGCTGCGCGACGGTACAGAGTGGCGCGACGGCGTTGCCGATACGCCAACGCCGAAACTGATCCCGCACCGTCCCTGTCTGACCTGCAGCAGCACTACCTTTCGCGTGGGACCCGGCAAGGGCCCGCATATCGCAGAATTGATCTGCACCGGCTGTGAGCGCGGCGGACGCTGGCTCAGCAAGGCGGATGCCGTGACGATGGGGGTGGCGGCATGAACCCGTCCCTCCAAAACATCGAGGACCTCCAGAGCGCCGAGTTAAACGGCAATTGCTGCCACTGTGTGTATTGGCAGATGGTCCTGCAACGATCCGAGCTTGGCCTTCAGGACGAGGGGCTGTGCCGCCGCCGCGCACCTTCGGCGTTTCCCTGTAGCCACCTGAACACCGACGGCCAGGACGCGACGGGGGAGCAAGGCTTGCTAACCGCATGGCCGCGTACCTTCAGCGAGAGCGACTGGTGCGGCGACTACAAAGCTCGAGGGAAATTTGGCGGCCGCGAGCGGCCCGAGGTCAGCGCAACGCCATGACCCTCTCACTCCGCCCCTATCAGCGCTCGGCCATCGAGGCGCTCTACGAATATTTCTCCGCCAGCGCGGGAAATCCGTTGGTCGTGCTTCCGACAGGTACCGGTAAAAGCCTCTGCATCGCGGGCTTCACGCAGGAGGCCATCGCCGCCTATGGCGACACCCGCGTGCTGATCCTCACTCATGTGAAGGAGCTGATCCAACAAAACTTCATGGCGCTGCTGCGCGCCTGGCCCGATGCGCCAGCCGGCATCTATTCAGCCGGGCTGTCACGCCGGGACATTCATGCGCAGATTCTGTTTGCCGGCATTCAGTCCATCCATCGCCATGCGTACAAGGTGCAGCGCTGCGATCTGGTGCTGATCGATGAAGCCCATCTGCTGGGCCGGAATGACAGCGGCATGTATCGCCGCTTTCTGACGCAGCTCAAGGAGATCAATGCCGGCCTCACCAAGGTCGTGGGTTTCACCGCCACACCTTACCGGCTGGACAGCGGCCTGCTGCATGAGGGCGAAGATCGGCTGTTCACCGACATCGCCTATGAGATGCCGGTGCTGGATATGATCCAGCAGGGCTATCTCTGCCCGGTGGTCCCCAAGCAAACCACCACTCAGCTTGATGTCGGTGGTGTTGGCACACGCGGCGGGGAGTTCATCGCCAAGGACCTTGAGGCCGCAGTTGATCGCGATGAGGTGACGCGCGCCGCCGTGGCCGAAATTGTCGAGCATGGTGCGGACCGCGGATCCTGGCTGGTATTCTGCTCCGGCGTTGCCCATGCGCGGCATGTGCGGGACGCGATCCGCGAGCACGGCATCTCCGCCGAGACCGTCACGGGCGACACGCCCGGCCCAGAACGCGATGGCATCCTAACGGCGTTTAAGGCCGGAAGGCTGCGCTGCGTCACCAACGCCAATGTGCTCACCACCGGCTTTGATGCGCCGGGCACTGATCTGATCGCGCTGCTGCGCCCCACTAAGAGCGTCGGGCTCTATGTCCAGATGGTCGGTCGCGGTACGCGCCTTGCCGAGGGCAAGGATGACTGCCTGGTGCTGGACTTCGCCGGCAACACGGCGCGGCACGGCCCGATCGATACGGTGGATGGCCGCAAGAAGGAATCCGCAGAAGACGGCAAGGCACCGATCAAAACCTGCCCCGAATGCAAAACCATCAACCACGCGAGCGCGCGGCACTGCATCGAGTGCGACTACGAATTCCCACCGCCGGTGGTGAAGGTGGCGCCGAAGGCAGCGTCGGACGCGCTGCTGTCCACGCAGATACAGGCGGCCTGGTGCGATGTCACGGATATTGCCTACGCGCGGCACGAGAAGCCTGGCAAGCCAGCGTCGCTCCGCGTCACCTATGAATGCGGCCTGACCCAGCACAGCGAATGGGTGTGTTTCGAGCATACCGGCTTTCCCCGCGACAAGGCGCTGTCCTGGTGGCGCCGTCGCGCCGGCAATCTACCGCCGCCGATGACGGTGAACGAGGCGCTAGCCCAACAGCACCATCTGCGCCGCCCCATCGCAATCCAAGTCCGGCCCACCGGCCAATACACCGAAATCACCGCCGTGAGGTTCATGTGAAATGCGCTGCCTGTCGTCTGCGCACTGCGCGCTGCTTTGGCTGGTTCGATCCGCGGCGCAAGACCGGCGCGCCGCGCTTTGTTTGCTCCATGCGCTGCATGCATGCCATTCGTCGGAGGTGGGGCGTGATTGATCCCGACGAACACGAAATCGCTGCCATCCAGGCCGCGAGCCCCATGGCCGGCGAATACCTGGAAAGCATCGGCAAGACCGATCTTGCGGTGCTGACCGATGCCGAATGGCTGACGCTGCTGGAGGTGATCGTCACTGCCTATCAAGACGCGCTGGCGCAGCGCCTGGATAGCGGCAGCCATCCCGCACCGCCTCTGCCAGGGAGGGCTGCATGAAGGATTTCATGGCCCAATTCGGCGCGCGCCTGGTGGATAATGGCTATCCCGTTATTCCCATCATGCCGGGCGCCAAGGTGCCGGGGCATTTCCGCAAAGGTGCCTGGGCGGCCTATCCCGATTGGACGCGGCATTGCGATCGGGCGACCAAAAGCTTCGAGATCGACATCTGGCGCCGCTGGCCCGATTGCGCGGTGGGCATCGCCTGCGGTGCGGTAGTCGGCATCGACATTGATGTCCCCGATGCCTCGGTCGCTGTCGCGCTCACTGATCTGGCGAAGCGCATGCTGGGCGAGACGCCGTGCCTCCGCATCGGTCAAGCACCCAAGCGCCTGCTGGTCTATCGCGCTGCCACAGCCTTTCGCGGGCGCAAGCGCCATCCGCTGGAAGTGCTGGCACGCGGGCAGCAATTCGTCGCCTATGCCATCCATCCCGTCACCGGGCAGCCCTATGCCTGGCCAGAGGAGGGCCTGACCGATACACCGCTTGCCGACCTGCCAGAGATAACCGAAGCGGCCTGCGACGCCTTCCTGGACGCCGCGTGGGACATGGTGCCGGCGGCGCTGCGCAAGACAACGCTGAACATGGATAGCCCGAGCGACGGTTGGCGCGGGCGATCCGATCCGCGCGGCACCCCAGAAGCCGTCGCCGCCGCGCTAGCCTATCTGCCGAATGATGATCTGCCTGGGAATGAATGGATCACCATCGGCGCTGCGATCAAGGCCGCGATTGGCGAGGAAGGCCGTGACCTTTGGATTGAGTGGTCGCGCAATGCGAGCAAGTCCGGACAATCGGGCCGCAGCGACACACCAGAGCGGCGCTGGGCGACACTCAAGCCGCATAGCGCAGGTGCGGGCAAAATCTATTGGCTGGCGGAAAAGCGCGGTTGGAATCCACCGCCTGAGATTGTCCTGAATGGGAATGTGGCGGAGCAAATGGCAATGCCGCATCCGGCGGCGGGGCTGTTGGCAAAGGCAAACGCTGCGGCCGCCCCGAGCGCACCACCACCCGCGCCTTATCGTGTTCCGCCAGAACTGCTGCAAGTTGACGGCGCCTTGCGGCTTTTTCTCGACTACGCGAACGCGACGGCCATAAGCCCGCAACCCTTCCTCGCGCTTGGCGCAGGTATCTGCATGATCGGCGCCCTCGCTGGCAGGCGCTACCGCACACCCACCGATTTGCGCAGCAACGTCTATGCCGTCGGCATTGCTGATAGCGGCGGTGGAAAGGATCACGCGCGGCGTTGCGTCAAACGCACCATCTTCGCGGCAAAGCTTGACCGCTACCTTGGCGGTGAAGAACTCGCCTCCTCAGCCGGGCTGCTGACATCTTTGCAGCGCCATCCCGTGCGGCTTTTCCAGGTGGACGAATTCGGCCAGTTCCTGAAGGCGGTCCTGAGCCCCCGCGCGCCGGCACACAAAGCAGCCATCTGGGCTGAATTGACCAAGCTCTACACCTCGGCGGCCGAACCCTACATCGGCACAGAATACGCGGACCAGAAAACGAAGCCGCGTGTCACCATTGAACAGCCCTGCGCCTGTCTTTGGGGCGTCACTGTGCCGGGACCGTTCTGGTCGGCGCTGGAAGGCGGCGCGCTCGCAGATGGCTCTATCGCTCGCTTTTTGGTGTTCCTGACAGACGAGGATTATCCGGAACGCAACGAGACGCCGGCGCAGATGGATCCGCCTGCCGATCTCGTCGCCGCCATCCAGGCGATTGCCCTCGGCGTGCCTGGACACAGCCACGGAGGCAATCTCGCCGATCTGATGGAAGCGACCGCACCTATGCACGCCTATACCGTGCCGCTGAGCCCGGAAGCTGAGGCGGCCATGGCGGTGGTGCGGCGGGAAGCGACCGACAAGCTACGCTCGCACCGCGGAACCTACGCAACCGCGCTATTCGGCCGTCACGCCGAAAACGCCGCGAAGCTCGCCATGATCGCCGCCGTGAGCCGTGATCCGGCGCAGCCAGTGACCGAGGCGAAGGACGTCGTATGGGCATCCCGTCTGGTCGAGCACTGCATTAGCACCATGCTGCGGGAAGCCGAGCGCAGGGTTTCGAACAACGATACCGAAGCCAAGCACAAGCGGTTGCTGCAGATCATCCGTGACGGCGGGCGGCAATCCCGCAGTGAGATTACCCGGCAATCCCAATTTCTTTCGCGCCGCGAGCGCGAGGAGATCCTGTGTTCCCTCCAGGAGGCAGGCCTCATCCTGGTGGAGCAGGAGGTCGGCACGACCAAGCCAATCACCTTCTACACCGTTGTGGCACCGACCCTGTTAGGGCCATCCACGGAGGCCACGTCATGAATTATCTGACGCAGCTGAAATTTGGCCCACCCGAAACCCCAGGCAAAAGGCCGGATCGCGGGGAGAGTTCAATAATTCAATATTTCCCGCGCGCGCGCAGACGTACACATGCACGCACCTTGGTGAGGGGCCATAGAGCTATTGAATTATTATTATTATTGAATTTTCTCCCTCTCTATAGGGGGGCACGCCCCCTCAAGCCTAAGGGGATGGCCCTGCCATGACCCTCCCAGGCTCTCCGGCGCCGCCACGCTCGTCCCTGAACCGCGGCACGCGCAGCCCCACCAACACACCCGAGATGGAAGCCCTCCGCCGCCGCGTCTGGCAGCAGCAGGGAGTGGCCTCACTCGCGATCGAGGACATCACCGACCCCTGGCTACGTCAGGCGGTCCAGAACGAAGCCGTGCGCCGCTGGGGCCCGCGGCAGCAGGAGAAGAACCATGGCCGCTAAGCGCAAGCAGAAACGCACCAAGACGCCGGATACGATGGGCCCCTCCCATTGGCGGCTGCAGCATGGCGATTTCACGCCGCCGATCCGCGAAGCCGATCCCGAGACTGGGCGACCCGTCCAGCATCGCCGCGCGGTGGATACACTCGGCATGATGCTGGCCAACGGCACGATCACGCAGGAGATGCACGATGCCGGCGCGACCTTCCGCGCGCTGTTCTACGTGGCTGCGCTGGATGGCGTGACGCGGTCAGCCCTGCTGCGCCTGCCTGGGGGGGCAAGCGATGACCTCTCCGAGCGCAGCCTGGACGCGCGGCGGCGGGTGGCGGCTGCACTGAATGCCTTGGGTGGGCACGACAGCGCGGCGGGCTCCTGCGCGTGGTACGTCGTTGGGCTGGAGATGTCAGTGCGCGAATGGGCCATGCGCCAGGGCTGGGGCGGGCGGCCCGTGCCGCCGCCGCAGGCGCAGGGGATGCTTGTGGCGACGCTCAGCGTGCTGGCGGGTCATTTCGGGCTGGCGGGGCGGCGGAGGGCGGCGTGA